CTTTTACAGGTAAAACGGAACAGGAAAATACTGAAGCTCCTCAAGAAGGACAACCTCAGCATATTCAGGAAAAGCTTTCCGATACTGATGCTAAGAATGATGAACGACGTTATCAGTATTGGCAATCTCAAGCAGCTAAACGAGAGAATGAGCTAAATGAGTTAAAGCAGCAAGTGCATGCTCAATCTGAAGCTCAGGCTCAAGAACAGCCTAAAGAGGAAGCTAGGGAAGAATTTCCGCCACCTCCAGTTATGCCAGCAAAGCCTCGAGGGTTCACATATGAAGAAGCGATGAGTGATGCTAATTCAGAAAGTGCCCGATACCTTGATGAGAAAGAATCATGGGATGGTGATATGCGTCAGTATAACGAGCTGCGTCATCAATATGACATGGCAGTGATGCAGGAAAGGTTAGATCAGCAGTCTGAATATATTCAGGGCCAAGAGAGTCAAAGACAAGCTCGTATAGAGCAGGTTAGACAATCTCAGCAGATTACTGAACATGTTCAGGGACACTATGGCCTTACCCCTGAAGATTCACAAGAGTTTGTACGGACAATGTCAGACCCTAATTCAATCTCAATGGATAATTTGATTCAGCTTTTTAGGATGAATAAGGCTGGTGGACAAGCTCCTCCTGTTAATTCAGGGCCTAGTGAGGAATTTCAGCAGATGAGAAATGCTCAGCAGATTCCATCACCTATGGGAGTTTTGCCTTCCCAGTCCAATCAGCCCCAAATAAGCGACGAGAATCAGATTATGGATGATATAATCAAAACCCATAAGTCCAAGAATCCTTGGACGTAATGGGATTAATTTCTAAAAGGAGATAAAAATGGCAAATGTATTTTCAGTGAATACAGGCAATACTCCACAAGGCGTTTCAATTAATGATAATAGACGTATCTTTAATTTTAGTGAACGTGTTGCAGAGTTGGCCCCCCAACAGTCTCCCTTCTTCGTGTACCTTTCTAAAGTAGCAAAGAAGTCGACTGATGATCCTGTATTCAAATTCATAGAACAACGTCATCAATGGCAAAGGCGTAACTTTAAACTAGGCGAAGCTGTAGCTTCAGCTACTTGGGCGGTAGGAGACATCTTAGATGGAGCAACTGCCAATTTAGCTGATACTTATGTTAATTATGACCAGTATGGAGCAATCCAGACTGCGGAATATAAGCCTGAGTTTTTTGTTAAAAACCTTATTGTAGCAATTGAAGACTCTGGCGGAACTGTCCGCCGACTTAAAGTAAATGCGACACCTACCGTTACTAGTGGTACTGGTACGGTTGCTATAGCTTATTCAGTATTAGAGGCAGGCACTTATGCTTTTGCCGATGATGCTAAAGGAGCAGTAATTGGTAGTGCATGGGCAGAGGGTTCAAAAGCCCCAGATGGTTGGGAAGATGCTCTGTTTGATAGAGAGGGGTATTGTCAGATTTTTAAAACTGCAATGAACCTGTTCTCTGGAACCGCCTTGGCTACTAAGTATCGCGGTATTAGTGATGAGTATAAGCGTGTGTGGACTGAAAAGCTTATGGAACATAAGATGGATATTGAGCAGGCATTTTTGTTTGGCTCAGGTTCATCTGATGAGTCTGGAAGTGGTCCAGTTCGTTATACACATGGTATACTTTCTTACGCTGAAACCAATGGTAAGGTGTATAATATGAGCTATGCTTCCTCTGGATATGATGCTTTCTTAGATGCGATGGAAGACTATTTCGCACCTGAAAGTGGAAATTCAGGGAATAAGCTTGTGTTAGCATCCCGGAAAGTTATTACCTATCTTAACAAGTTGGGCTCTGGTTCATTCTTAAATAATTCAGTTGGTTCTTCACAGTACTCTCTGGATGTTGCGAATGTACCTGGCGCCTTTGGTCATCAGGTGACAGTAGTTAATACTATCTATGGTAACTTACATTTTGTTCAAGAGCCTCTTTTCCGTGGCCCTTGGGAAAATTATGCATGTTGTGTAGATATGGCTAACGTTGCTTATAGACCTCTTGTTGGTAATGGCATTAGTCGTGATACCTTTATTGAAACTAACATTCAGGATAATGACGAAGATGGAAGACGTGACCAAATCATCACAGAAGCTGGTTTGGAAGTATCTCTGCCTGAAACGCATGCAATCCTGAAGTTTAGTTAGGAGGTTATTATGGCTTGGACAACCACTGCATCTAATGGATGGATAAAAAACTCTGAGACAGTAACGGTCGTAAATTCTGATGGAACATATAATTCTTCTGCTCTAGCTTTATTGGGTGGTGGGACTATTATGTCTTCCGTAGAAGAAGAGACCGGCCTTGTTGGCAAGATTCAATATAGTGTTGATGATGCCGTTGTAGGTGCTGTAGGCGGAGTAGGCGCTGACCCAAGTTCTCCTATAGATTCAACTCAAACTTGGGTTGATCTAGAGGTGGCAGCCAATGTTGGCGATAGTACACTTGAAACTTACCAGTTACCACAATCGTGTAGACAGGTAAGGGTTCAGTATACCGTCACAGCTGCTAGCTATGGGGGAGATTTGGGCCACCTGGTTGACATCTATACTAATAAAAAGAAATCTGATATAGGATTTTCTATTAGCGGTATTGGTGCCGATCCATCATAACAAAAACTGATGATAGGGGGCTTAATTGCCCCCTTGATTCATAGATAGGAGAAACAATGGCATTAGCAGGATACCCAAAAACATACGACCATCCAGTGGTCAATCGATTGATTAAAGGCGTTCCTAGTGTTAGTGAATTGTCTGGAGGTACATATATGCTAATCAAGGCAATGGGGGACTTGGAAACGAGTTTTATAGAATATAAGGTTAAATATCCTAATAGCGCTAACCCTGATACTGAAATCACAATTAGAACATTAGTCGGTACATCTCTAACTGGACCTTTTAGTTATGTTAAGCATAGTGACGAGACCACGGCTGGTGATTATTATACCTTAGTACACGAAGTGGAGGATTAAACATGGCAGCAGTATTAAATAAGAAATATTACAGCCCATATGTTCATATTAAGCAGGCAAATATGATAAGTGCAATTACAGGGATTTTTGATACAATATCATATGCAACTGATACGGCTACTGATGATATATCAATTGATATAATTCCGTTAGGAAGCAGCAGTGCCGTTACTGTCAAGATGTCTTCTGGAGATACTCTTTATGGGCCTTTTACGAGTGTTGAGGCTGCTACAATAGCAAGTGATAACTCATTAATTATACATGAACGAAGCAAATCAATATAGGAGAAATAATGAATAGAGATAGAAAGAGTTTAAAATCAAGGGTTCAGCTGGGCCTTAAAGGTCTGTCAAGGCTAGGGAAGGCCATTGCTAAACGTACAGGTGGCATGGGTGGTGGCGTAGAGACTGGCTCCCGAAAGGCTAGTGGTGGACGGCGTAGATAATGGCTAAGTCCGTATATTCTAGCAGTATAGGCAATAAATGGCAGGGTGTTAAGCCTGATACGCGTAAGAAACGTAATATAAAGGATAAGAAGAAATAATGGCATGGACAGGTAATTTTAAAGACCAGATAGATGATTTGGCAGGAACCCTTACAGTTTCTGATGATACTGCTATCCAGCAATGGATACTTGATGGCTGCTATGATGTTCTTACAAAAGCTATTGTAAAGAGTGGCCCTGAAGAAGTCTGGAAGTTTGTGACTAAATCGGGAAATGTAACTTCTGTCGATACAGATGTTGATGAGATTCGCACTATATCTGGCGTAGTAAGGAATAGTATCTTTGCGACAAAGGGGATATGGGGCTTAAAGGATAAATATGCTGATGCTAATTCTATATATGCTGCAACATCCAATAGTCCCATATGGTATCTTGACAATGATAATTTAAGTATTTATCCAGCTCCTACTGGCGGAGAACCTGCTAATTATTATTATGTGCCTGAATACTCTATTACTAGCTGGAATACTGGCACATCTTCTATTAATAATTATCCTTCTGAGTATTATTATTATACAATGCTTTATGCTGCTATACAGGTATTACATAGGAGAATGCTTGATAGCACAGTTCCTACGACACCTACATTTGAAGTATTGCCTATTGCTCCTGATGTTCCAACAATAAATACGGTTAGCCTCACATTTAGCGAGACTCTTGCTGATGCCGCAATAGCTTATAGTAACGCTACTGCAGCTGTAATAAATACTATAGATGTAGATTCATTTACAGGGGCTCCTACATATGATGCTCCAACTACAGATTTATCAAACTTAGAGGCTTTTTCAGCATTTAGTGGGACATTATCTAATTTGTCTACTACTTCCGTGTCTCCAGATATACCAATTAGCCCATCTTTCACTACACCATCACCATCACTTCAAGATGCAACAGCTACTTTTACAAAAGCATTAACAGGTGTACCACCTGTATATGATAATCCTACAACAGATTTATCAGATTTAGAAGCTTTTTCGGCATTTAGCGGAACATTAGCTAATTTAAGTATCTCTGTAGTTCCGCCAGATACATTGGCAGATTTAACAATTTTAGCAACACCTCCAACTGTAGTCGGGGACCCAACTATAGCTTATGTTGGTACAGCTGTTCCTGGGGTAGCGGATGTAACAGGAGATGTACCTACTTACACTAAACCTTCTACCGTAGTTACGGCAGTTACTCCAGATGCACCTACGTTAGCCACAATAACTTATAATGGCCCTACTACATCGGATGTGTCTACTGCTCCAACTGTTGATACTATAGACTATGAACTTCCTTCGGCAAGTACAGCTTTTTCATCAAGACTTGCTGATTTTAGTGCATTAACTAGCTTTAATATAACAGCAGTTTCTCCAGATGAGATACCAGACCCAGCAATAGTGAGTCCTACTGTTAGTACTGTAGATTTGGCAAATATCACGGGTTCTATACCTTCATATACGCTTGTAGGGGTAGGTACTTCAGCTACTTTAGGAACTTTAGCTACACTAGCAATAGATGATTTAAGTATTACAGCTGCACCACCTGATGCTTTTACACCACAGGCTGTAACTTATACACCTCCTACGGCCGCAGTAGCATCAGCTCCGAATGATATTGCAGATATTCTAGACGTTGATGATGCTGGCGTAACTCCTGTTGTAGGGGCATCTAGTAATCAACCCGCATATTTACCTCCAGAACCGCCTGATGCTTTAGCCCTTACAGATGAGCTAGATAATATGAAGGAGTATATTGAAGATGAAGAAGATAATGAATTATCAGCGGCTAAGGGTCAGGAAATTTCTCAACGTATCGCAGATTTTAATGCATCTTTAAGTCAGTATCAGGCTGAGCTTGGTGAAGCTAGCGGTACTTATCAAAAGGAAGCCGCAATTTACCAGGCCTTAGTACAGCAAGATACACAGAATGCTAATGCCACTAATTCGCATGCTATACAAAATATGCAGAAAGAGCTCCAGCGTGCACAGTCAATTGTACAGACAGGCTCAACGGAGCATGCAACAGCATTACAGATAGAGCAGGCCAATACTGCAAATACACAGGCTAAAGTTATGCAGGATGCTATACAAACGGTACAAGCGCTTATTGCCGATAATAATGCTAAGATGCAAGAATGGACACAGGGTTTAGCTCATTATCAAGCAGAAGTCGGTACTGAAGTTCAGGAATATACTAACAATCTGAATAAGCAAACGCAGTTGTGGCAGCAAACTAATACTACCATTCTACAAGAGCACTCTCAAAGGATGCAGGATGCTCTAAATGTATTCAATAAAGAGAATGCTCAATATCAAGCCAATGTACAGGCTCAAATGGCTAAGTTTCAAGCTGATGCTGCTGATGCTATGAAAGAAGCTGATTTAGAAATTCAGGCTAATATACAGGATTATACATTTGAATTACAGAAATGGCAACAATCATTAGGTCAGTATCAAGCAGAAGTAAATACTGAGGTACAGGAGTTTACACAAAAACTCCAGATGGAGTTACAGTCCTGGCAGACAGAACAGGCTAATGCTATCCAGCAGTATCAAATGGAAACAGCGGATAATATGAAAACTGCTGATATAGCAAATCAGGCCGCATTACAGCAGGGCCAAGCCGACTTGCAAGTTGCAGTTAGAGATAAAGATAAGCAATTAGAGCGTGAACTACAGAATGCAACAAACGAGATGCAGGAAATAATACAGGACAATCAGTCTAAAATATCTAGTTATCAGGCTGAACTTGCTGTTTACCAGGCTAAGGTATCAGCTGAAATGCAAGTAATTGGTCTTAATGTTCAAAATGAATTAAATGAATTTAATAAGGAAAGTGCTATATACCAAGCTAGCACAAGTACTATAATAGCAAAGTTTTCAGCTGATGTAGATGAAGCTAAGCAAGCTGGAGATATGACATTGCAAGCAAATATACAGGACTATACTTTAGAACTCCAGGCATTTCAAGCTGAAGTAGCATTATATCAGGCAGAAGTTGCTGATACAGTACAGGAATATAGTGCTAATTTACAGAAATATCAAGCTGAAGTATCGGTATATCAACAGGAAGCTGCTATTGAAACTGCTGAATATACACAAAATATACAAAAAGCTATACAAACATGGCAAGGTGAACAGACAAATAGAATAGCTAGATACCAGGCTGAACAACAAGATTCCCTTAATGAATTTAATGAGGATAATATTGTTTATCAGGCTGTATTGCAAAAAGATATGGCAGAATTGCAATCTCAGGTTCAAGCAGATATCGCTAAAATGAATAAAAGTACCGATGTTGATGTTCAGAATAAGGCACAGGTTCTTCAGCAAGAATCACAAGAATATCAACAAATCTTAGGTAAATATACTGCAGAGTTGCAGAATTACCAGGCTGAGGTCAATAGTGAGGTAACACAGTATACTCAGAACCTACAAAAGGCTTTACAGACATGGCAAGGGGAGCAGAGTAATAGGTTTGCCAGATATCAGGCTGAACAGCAGGATTCACTGGGAGAGTTCAACGAAGATAATGCTGCATTTCAGGCTGATGTTCAGAAACAGTTAGCAGAGTATCAAGCTGATATACAGATAGCAGTTAAGAATGGTGATAGTGAAACACAGGTAGACATTACCAATAAGGCAGCAACTGTTCAGGCCGCAATAGCAGACTATGATGCTGCAGTTAAGAAATATCAGTTTTATTTGCAAAAAGCGACTACCGATATGCAGGGACTCACACAGACGGAGCAGAATAAACTTGCTAAATATAGTACAGAATTACAACATTATGGTGCTGATTTAGCTGTATATCAAGCAGATTCAGCTTCTAAACTACAAAAATATCAAGCTGACCTGCAAACTGAAGGTGTTGGTTATCAATGGCTACAGGACCAATATGGTCGCTTAAAGATGGAGTATGAGAAAGCGTTCGCTGTGGCACAACCACAGCCACAGGCATAAGGAGATATTATGGCAGACTTTAAAATAACATATAAAAACCACTGTACTCCCCAGGAGTATGTAAATAAGAATACTAGATGGTATCTTGATAGTGATGTAGGCGCTCGGCTCACTGGTACTTACCTTCATACTACCAGTACCCAACCTTCCTATACATCTAATCTGGCAGTAACAGCTACTCCATCTGCAGACCTGGCATCGGGAAGTATTACCTTTATCTATATCAAGAATACTGATACTGCAGGAACGGGTGGAGAATGTGTACTGAGTTTTGCTGGTGCCAATACTGATACTGATGCATATCGGGTTACGCTGGCTCCAGGGGAATCTTTTACTTCTATGGTAGACACAACATTTAAGTGTTATGTAAAAAGAAAGGCATCAACAGATACAACAATTGAATATTTAACAGCAGTGGGGTAAATAATGGCAAATGATAGACGAATTATAACAGGAACACATGTAGTAGCTAAAGAAGGCAATGACCTTGAAACTGGTACTAAATATGTAATTGATAGCACTGTGGGTAAATCGCTTGGCGGTAAATCTACCATGACAGATATGGATGCTAATCAATGGCATGCGACTGATTGGTATAAGGCAAGTTCGGCAGTGACAAATGGCTTGACACAGATTGGAGCAGATGCCAGTGCTTGCAAGATGTTATATATAAGAAATTTAGATACAGTTGAGACTATTTATGTG